AAAAGCTGGGACCCAAAGGTGGGCTGGTAGCGTGCTTGTGGATCTAGGGCTTGGAGAAGGTGCTGCAAAAGCGGTGCTTCGAACCTGGTCCAGTACAGGATTATTGAGCGTTCGAGCCTATCACAATCCAGTAAGGAGAAGAGAAGAAAAAGGCCTTTTTGTTGACTTAACCAAGCTTCCAGGAGCGGTCTATGACGAATGACGTTAGCGCGCATTTAGCGCGCGCATTGAGCGCAAATATGGGTGCGCACAAAAAAAACCGTACTAGCTTAGTGCGCACGCGCAGCCAAGCGCCTTTGGCGCGCGCTTGGCGCGCAGATAGTGCGCACGCTAAAGCGCAGCCAGTACGGTTAGCGGTGGCGCGCAATGGATAGGATGGAAGACATAATTCAGCATTGTGGTGGTGTTGATGGTTTGGCTGGCTTGTTCTTCGAGGCGGCTGAGACTGAGAGAAAGATGCCGGCAGTGATTAGGAAGCGGTATCGAAGCGCTTGGCCTGAATATGCAGCGGATCCAGGTTTAGCGTATGGATATAATGACGTGGAAGTGCGGTTGAGAGCGGCGTCGCCTGGTGAGGCTACAAGGTGGGATACTGCATTGAAGCTTGGACTGCGGATGAAGGAAGATGACAGGCGTTTAGTTTGGGCTGTTGCTCACAGTGCTGCTGGGCGGCAGAGAGGGCCAGCGTGGCAGGCTGTTGCAAAGATTATGCGGTGTCATCCGGTGACGGTTAAAAGAAGGTTCGAACGAGCTATTTTAGATTTATGGTACAATATGTTGTATGGGTGTTGACGATGTACACTAAATCTAGTAAGAAATTGCTATTGGTGCGCAACTGCGCACCCAGACTTGCCGGCCTCGATGCCGGTTTTTTTATGAGGATCTGATGGCACTTAAAAAGCAACGCAAATCACGGGTTGCATCGCAGCACTTCGATGAGATTTGTCAGCGGATTGCTGAGGGCGAAGGTTTGCGTCCAATGTGCGATAAGTCAGATCATTTGCCGTCCTGGCGCACAGTGTTGCGGTTTGTGCGTGAGGATGAAGAAGCTTATTCGAGATATCGTGAAGCGCGTCAGATCCAGGCAGAAACGATGCGTGATCACATCTTGCATTTGGTTGAGGCGCCATTGCCGACCGATCCAAAGCTTGCGATGGCTGAGGTTCAACGGCGACGTCTTGAGGTGGATGCGAAAGAGAAGCACATCAGGCAGATGCAGCCATCTGGTGTTCGAGACAAGGTCGAGGACAAGCAGGATCAGTCTGGCGAGATAGTTATTCGTTGGGGTGATTCAGCGATCGAGGCCTCTGTACAATAGTTTTTATAAGCGCAGAAAAAGTCATCAATCGCGCGCGCGAGATCGTTGCGTAAGCAACAATAAGCTAAACAACAATCGATCGACGCATAAATAATGCGACGGTCAATCGTTTAATATCAATAACTTAGCGGCGGCATTCGCAAATTCTTCGCAATAATAATTGTTGCGGCGGCTGGCTGGGATCGATCGACCTTCCCTAGAGGGGGGGTCTTTTTTGGTGGCGGCACCCCCCACCCCCCCAAAAACCCACCCGCCGGTTCACTAGTCGATAATACATCGCAGAATGAGGCTCACTGTGGCTAAGGCAAAAGAGGTTTTCAAACCTATACCGATCAAAAAAAAGACATGCATTGGAAACAGTCCGCTCAGCCGCCTGGTGCGAAAAGGCAACAAGCGAAAGCGCTACAGAGGCCAAGGTAAATGAAATCACCCGCCTGGACGCGAACAGAGGGACAGAACCCCAGGGGCGGTCTCAACGCCAAAGGACGGGCAAGCTACAAAGGTGGAACTCTAAAGCCACCAGTGAAATCTGGGGACAATCCCCGACGCGCATCCTTCTTGGCGCGGATGGGCAATATGCCTGGACCAGAACGCGACTCGAAGGGGCGCCCCACGCGGTTGCTCCTCTCACTTCGCGCGTGGGGCGCATCTTCTAAGGCTGACGCCAAAAGCAAAGCGGCATCAATTAGCAAACGGAACAAGGCAAAAGCATGAGCCTCTATCGCAATATCAACGCTCGCAAGGCGAAAGGCATCAGCCGCCCCAAAAGCAAATCGACGATAAGTCCAAAAGCCTACGCAAACATGAAGGCTGGGTTTCCAAAGAAAAAGAAAAAATCATTGATGGGCCGGTCGTGATCTACAGCGCCTACACCATGCCGCTCAACGAAGGTGGTTTTGGTCTCGTAATTTTATTGGAAGGTTTTGAGAACAGCGAAGAGGCCAGCAACTTTCTCAAAAGCCTTATGTCCCCATACGAAGACGACCAGTGGCCGCAATCTGACACAAAGCACTAATGCAAGAAATTACGATCGATTACACGCCGCGACCGCTGCAAGTCGAATTACACAAGATGCTGGACCAACACCGTTTCACGGTTCTGGTCATGCACCGCCGGTTTGGCAAAACGGTGTGCGCAATAAACCATTTATTGAAACGCGCTATCCTGGAGCCAAAAAAGAACCCCCGGCTGGCGTACATTGCACCAACATATCGGCAGGCCAAGAACGTGGCCTGGGACTACCTAAAACAGTTTAGCAGCGCGATACCAGGTACTAAGTACCATGAAACGGAACTGCGCTGCGATCTACCAAATGGAGCCAGGATAAGCCTCTTGGGCGCTGAAAACCCAGCGAGCCTTCGAGGTATTTATTTGGATATGTGTGTGATGGATGAGGTGGCGGATATGCCGGAGAGCATATTCCCAGAAGTCATTCGTCCTGCGCTATCGGATAGAAAAGGATCCTGCGCCTTTATCGGTACGCCGAAAGGCCACAATTACTTTTTTGATTTATGGGAAGCCGCCGCATCCACTGAGGGGTGGGCGCGGCAAATGTACAAAGCGAGCGAAACCAAGATCGTTGACGAAGACGAACTAACCGCCGCTCGCGCCACAATGACCGAGGACCAGTATGCGCAAGAGTTCGAATGCTCTTGGGTAGCCAATGTGCCGGGTGCGGTCTTTGGGAAAGAGTTACAGGATGCTGATGATAAAGAACGTATTACGAAGGTGCCGCATGATCCCCGTTATCGGGTGGATACTTTCTGGGATATCGGCATGCATGACTACACTGCGATCTGGTTTGCGCAGGTTGTTGGACGTGGAGAGGTCCACGTTATTGACTACTATGAAAATAGAGGTGAAGGCCTGCCTCACTACGTTAGGCATCTTAATAGCCTTAATTATACATACGGCCACCACTATGGGCCGCACGATCTGGAAGTCCGTGAAGTTGGCAGCGGCAAAAGTCGTCGCGAAACTGCATATGACCTTGGACTGAATTTCCGCGTCGTCCCACGGCTTCCAGTCGAAGATGGGATCCACGCTGCGCGATTATTAATACCGCGCTGTTATTTTGATCGAGACAATTGCCGCCAGGGGCTGGAGAGCCTCCGGCATTACCACCGCGCCTACAATGAGCGGACGCGGACATTCAGAGATAACCCAGTTCACGACTGGTCTTCGCATGCCGCCGATGCGTTTCGGTATATGGCGGTTGGTATGGAGACCCGCACCCTCGATGGGCGTCCGCCGCAGGCGTTCGCTCAAAACACTTATGACCCATTTGGAAAGAATGCAGCATGAGCTTCTTAATGCCAAAAATGAAAGTCATTCAACCGAAGGCAGAGATCCCGCCGGTGCCACCACCCGCAGCGATCGATGCTCCGGTGACGACTATTGAAGACAACGTCAAATCTGATTTGCGCCGCCGCAAGGGCCGCGCCAGCACCAACGTCACGGGCGGTGGTGGTTTGTTGAGCGCGGTAGATACAAACGTGATTAAGCGCGCTTCATTGTTAGGGAGTATGTGATATGGGCGGAGCGCCATCACCTAAGAAAATTATAAAAGCACCGGCAAAAATTGTTAAATCAGTATCGAAAGCTGTTAAGCCGGTAGCCAAAGCAGTTTCGTCTGTACCAAAAACAGTGGCCAAAGAAGTTGTGAAGCCAGTTGTTAAGACGGTTGCTAAAGCTCCAGAGGTTGTAGCTGATGCAGTAGAAAGCGCCGGCAAGGCAGTTGCAAAAGAGATTATTCCTACACCTAAAATTGTAGAATCACCGGCTGCGCAAACAATCATCAAGCAAATCGCTAACCCAGAAAAAGTGGTTAAGATTGGCGAAGAAGCAGCGGACAAAGCTAAAAAGAAAAAGTACGAAGTTCCTGAAGATAGAATGTCAAGACCGTGTGGCGGACCTGGTGGTTTTGATGACTTCGTTGAACGTTGGCATGAGTAGTATAAATATAGCAGAAAAATTGTATCGTTAGATGCCTGTCGTTCGCACATCACGTCAATTTAAAGACATTTCACTGTCTTTTAGGAGGCATCCTGTAACTAATGATGTGGTTGCGATCACAAACGAGGATGCAATTAAAAGATCTGTCCGAAATCTTGTTGAAACCATTAACAACGAGAGACCATTCAACTCTCTAGTTGGTTCAGAAGTTAGAAATAGTCTCTTTGAACCAGCTGATCGTGATATTTTGACAAGATTAG